GGCATATCGTCCTGATGGCGGAAGAGGATCGCGACCAAACCGACTGATAGCCCTGTGATTAACGTGATTTGAACTGTCTCGCTCATTGTTTCGCCTCATCGGGGAGTCGCACGGCTACCACAAATTTGTCAGCGTCCCGATGTTTAGTGTCTTGGGCGGTTGCGTATTCCGGGGTGAATCCAAGATCGTGGATCATCGCGCCAATGAATGCTTGTCGATCTGCGTCAGTGTTGAACGTAAACACTTCATGCGCGTATCCACCTAAGCCTCGTGGGTGAATCGTGCCATTCTGTACGGGTAATGTGTGCCACGCCGTTTTATACATAGTCATCTCCCACTAGTACCGTCCGTCGAGCAGTCGGTGGATCTGCGTGGCTTCGTGCTTGCCGATCCGGCGATCCGCCTTGATCATCTTATCGACCGCGATCCGACGATGCGCCAGCACGGTGTCGGCATCGTTCACTTGATCCAGGTATTTGCACTCTGCGACTGGATCGTGGTGTCGCATCGCGTGTGCGGCATTACTGGCGTCTTTTGCGACGTAGCGCAAGGCCGCATCGGATAGCGCGTGGTATCTGTGACCGTGTAATGGGATTCGCACGTTGTACTCCTATATGCAAGGGTGACGGTACCCGATCACTATTAACCGGGTACCAGATCGTCAGGCGATTATTTGGCAGATATGACGATGCCGTCCTTCACGACTACACTCGCATACCATCGATGTGGCTTCGGATAGTGTGGCCCCTCGATCATATCTGTTCCGTCCGAGGTGGTCGGATACATACCGCTCGGATTATAGGTTTCGTGTTGAATGCCAGCTTTGATCGCCTCTCGGAAGGCCTTTTTCGTGCTGTAGTCAGGGTGGACGTAAGCCATCGATTTTCTCCCGGTTAAAGGGTGACGGGTGACCGCGTGAATAAAACGATACTACAGTAGGCGCATAAAATCAAGGCTACACGGCCAGTGATCGCAGACTGACGTAGGACGATGTGCCGATCCCATGGGCGATGATCGCAATGGATCGCCGTTGATCGGCGTGGCGTGATCCATCGCAGAGTCCGCATGAATCGCAGGATGTGCGCTTGCCCGCTTCGTCAGACGCTGGACAGGCAATTTCCTGAGAATCCAGGTTTTCGTCTGCTGTCCTGACGCGAAACGTCCGCCAGCCCGCATTCTTAGCTGTGACGTACTCTGTTGGCGTATCCACAGACGCCATGAGCCACGGCCGCAGATCAGGCCGCGACTGCCACGCGTGCGTATAACCCGTATGGAAGATGCCATGCGTCAGATCGGCCATTACGTTGATAGGCAATGCCGCGCCATCCCCATATGCGCCGATCCGAATGCCCATGCCCATAGACGCGAGATGGATCGCTACGTCTGACGGGCGCATCGTGACATAGCGATCCTTACGGTACGCCTCATACACGGCGCGGGGCGCATTCTTGACCGCGACATAGCACGAGCGACCTCTTCCGGTACCATCGCCCCTATGCTTGCAGATCCCACAGATCGACTGATCCGCGCCGGTCTTAATCGCGTCTAGTGGGCCAATGTCGGATCGTAAGATCCACAGTTGCGCCAAGTTTGCGCCAGTCTTGGCGTTCTTATTTCCACGATCTAATCCCGTGACAATCGCCACAATCGGCTGGCCGTCGAACGCGGATGGGCCACGCCATACAATGGCCGATGCTGGCACTTTTTTTGTGCGGTTCCACCTCATGCGGCCACCACGATGGATCCGTGGGAGAAGCTCACGGTAACGTGATCGACGTGACCGAACGTATCCCGTACTACGTCACCCGTGATATCGATGATCGGATGTGTTCCGTGCTTCCCTGCAACCCGCCTTGTGCGGAACCCGTCCGACGTGCCAAGCACCAGACGCAGGGACTTGTCAGCGTGGAACAGATGCCACGATGCGCCAACCGTAAATCCACAATCGGCAAGACGTGATCCTTCGATCCAGATCCGTGAGCGTGGTACCCGTCGCGCCGTGCCTAACTTTGTCGTGAGTGTCATACTGTCCTCCCGTGGACGTGGCCTATACCGTAGGCGGTTAGATGTAGCAGCGACCGTTGAGACCGAATACGACGATGTTTGCGCTATGGACGGGCGCAAAGGTATCCGACCGCGTGAACGTCGGCGCACGGTAGGGGTTGTAGTGTGCGGATACGGCTGTGAGTGTTCCGCGTTCTGTGAGGTTAACCTCACCAAACACGCGGGCATGCACGGATCGCTGTCCCGTCCTGAGTACCGCAAGGCGTGAAGCCTCCGAGACCTTGAAGGTTGCGCCGTGTAGTACCGCATGATCAACATGCGCGATTACCTTGCCGTTCGTCGGACTACTTGCGCCACGCCTATCCGTGACACTCCACAGCCCCTTGTGCGGCCCGCGTAAACAGTAGTGAATGCTTGCTCTCATGCTGTACCCCTTGGCACGTGGTCGATAGCGTTCGACGTACGCCTACGGTAGCATCGTCAAATCCGCATTGCAAGCATAAAGCGACGTGGCGATCACAAAGGATTATCGGTCTGTTGCGCGAGGTTACGTCGCGAGGTAGGCAGCTATGACATACGCGTATGCTCACGCTGTGGGCGGACGGTGAGCTTCACAGCCTTGTAACCTGGCGTCTAGGGCATTTGCCCTAAACCAGGAATCCTAGGGCAGGTGACCTAAAGGTGGGGGTGCCTTGTTTTGGGCGAATGACCAAAAGTTCAAACGCGAAAGAAAAGCGAATCGCTTTTCGATCTGATGATTCCACTGCATCTCTCCTCATACCCCGCGAAAGTGGGAGCCGATCTGGATACAGCGGGTGTGGTACGCGGGCGGTGGGTGGCAGGGGAGCACGGATCGGCTTGACAAAAACAGCGTGTCCGATATATTCTTTGACAGCGACATCGCGGCAGAAAGAGTAAAGAAGCCGAGGACTTGAAAAAAAGAAGAATGTCCTCGCTGAAGCCAAAACAGGGGTGCGGGAAAAACTGTAGTAGACTTTGGGCATGGGACAGGACGGGCCGGTGATTCCGGAGACGGTGGAGGCGCTGGTGGCGGCGACGGATTCGCCGCGCAGGAAGCGTGGCGGGCAGCCGGGGAACAAGGGCGGGCGCAAGATCGGGGACACGGTGGCGAGTGGGCGGATTGCCCCGCCCGCGTCGGTTCGGGAGAAGGCGGCATTGCTTGCGGCCTGGAAAGAGGCGGTGTCGAAGCGGTTTGACCGGTTGGTCGAAGCGCAGTTGACGGCGGCGGAAGGCATCACGCATATGCAGGCGCGGGATGACAAGGGCCGCTGGCAGCAGGTGACGGATCCGGCGGTGATGGCGGAGAAGCTGTCGCAGGGGGAAGAGGCCTATCGCCTCTCGGCCATTGCCCCGAGTGCGCCGATTCTCAAGGATATTCTCGACCGGATGTTTGGGCAGGCGAAGCATAGTCTTGACCTGGATGTCACGACCAGTCCCACCTCCTCCCTTTCGGACAGCGAACTCGCGGAACAGTTGACGACGATCCTCAAGAAACTCAACCCATAAATGCCTCTCACTGTGGATGAGCGGCTCCACTACGACCGACTGATTGCCGAGGCGGTCAGGCGGGCGACCTCGCGATTTTCCACTTTTTTTTCGGATGACGGGCCACTCGCCCGGTCACGCTATCTCAAGCACTTGGACTTCTTCGCGTCGGGGAAGAAGTTTAAAGAGCGATTGTTCATGGCCGCGAACCGGGTGGGCAAAAGCGAGGCGGGAGCCTACGAACTCACCTGTCATCTCACCGGCCTCTATCCCCACTGGTGGGAGGGTCGTCGCTTCGAGAAGCCGGTGGAATGTTGGGCAGTGGGCACGAATAGTCAGACCACTCGCGACATTGTGCAGGCTAAATTGCTGGGCAGTGTGCAAATGCCGGGGACGGGGATGGTGCCGGGACACCTCATCGTTTCCACGATTAGCTCTCGTGGACTCCCTGGTGCGCTCGAAGGCGGGGTGATTCGTCATGTGTCCGGGGGGAACAGCCTCTTGGGCCTCAAAACCTACGAACAGGGGCGACAGTCATTCGAGGGCACGAGTAAAGATGTGATCTGGTGCGACGAGGAACCTCCGGCGGATTGCTACACCGAAATGCTCTATCGGACAGTGACCACCAAAGGCATCGTGATGGTCACGTTCACGCCGTTGCAGGGCATGAGCGAGGTGGTCAAAGGCTTTTTAGAACCTGAAACGGATATTGCGGTGGATTTCAAAACGTTTATCCAGGCAGGCTGGAAAGATGTGCCGCACCTTGACCCCGAAGAGCAGCGGGCGTTGATGGCGACAACGCCACCCTACCAGATCGCGGCACGAACAGAAGGCGAGCCGTCACTCGGCTCTGGAGCCATTTATCCCATCGCAGAACGAGAGATTCTCGTCCCCAATACGGAAATACCCGCCAGTTGGCCGAAGGTGTATGCCTTGGATGTGGGGTGGAACCGCACGGCGGTGGTGTGGGGCGCGAAAGATCCCGGATCGGGCCGGATCGTCCTGTACGATGAACATTACATGGGACATGGGGAACCGGCGAGTCACGCGGAAGGCATTCGGGCGCGTGGCGCATGGATGCATGGTGTGATTGACCCGGCGAGTTCGGGCAGTAATCAGGTGGATGGACGCAAATTGATTGATATTTACGGTCGGCTGGGGTTACACCTCCAACCTGCCGTCAATGCGGTCGAAGCCGGACTGACGGAAACATGGAATTTACTCGTGTCCGGGCGACTTGTGGTACAAGAGCATTTATCCAACTGGCGCAGTGAATTTCGGAAGTATCATCGGGACGAGCAAGGCAAGATTGTGAAAGTCTCGGATCACTTGATGGATGCGACACGGTATCTCATCATTTCAGGACGTGAACATATGAAAACGCCGCCTCGTCCGCTTTCGTCATTTGCTCCAGTGAAGGACTCGTCATCTGGATGGATGGCGAATTAAGTTATGGCAAAATCGCGAACAGACGACATTCAAAAAGCTCTTGATCGATTCAAACTTGGCGTCGATGCCGAGATGGATCAACGAAAGCGCGAAGTGGACGCGTTACGCTTTCAGGTGCCGGAACTATCCTGGCCCAATGATGTGCGAGAGCAGCGCAAACCCCAGTTAGTCGGCGGGGTGGCGATTCCACAGCGGCCCATGCTCTCGATTCCCACACTCGATCATCCAATCCAGCTCACCATTAATGCAGAAAAAGCAGCCCATTTGGGCATTGGGATCCATCCTCTGTCCGATAACGCTGATGACGATACCGCTGAGGTCTTGCAGGGGCTGTATCGGCGGATTGAGGTCGAAAGTCGCGCTGGGTTGGCGAGAAGTTGGGCGTTTGAGCGAGCAGTCAAGGCGGGACGAGGTTTTTATCGCGTCATTACGGAGCGGGATCCGGAGAGTGACAATGCTTTCGATCAACGTATTGTCATTAAACGCATCTTGCAACAGGCCAGTGTGGTCTTGGATCCCTTCGCGCAGGAACCCGATTTCTCCGATGGGACATGGGCGTTTATTACCAACGATATGCCGTGGGATACCTATAAACGACGGTATCCCAAGAGCGAGATGGCGGCATTCAGCGAAGACGAACTCTCTGCCTTGGGGGTCGAGACACAAAGTTGGGTATCTGGCGATGAAGGGGCGGGCCGTGCCGTTCGCGTGGCTGAATATTATCGATTGGAAACACGCACACGCCGACGCGTGCTCCTCGACGATGGATCTGACAGTTATGACGACGAAATCCCTGATGAGCGAAGTATGCGAGATGGGGATAACGCACGAACGATTAACGAAGAAGTTCCGATCTTGTATTGGTCGGTGATCAACGCTATCGAGGAGCTTGAACCCGCGCAGACACAAGATGGCCGGTATATTCCGATTATTCCCGTTGTTGGGCGAGAACTCATTCCGTTTGAGAGCGAACGACGATGGGTGGGAATGATTGAGCCAAATAAAGATGCCGTTCGGTTGTTGAATTACAGCGCCAGTAGCGCCGTCGAAATGGCGAGCCTGGAGACGAAGGCTCCCTATACGATGGTCGAGGGGCAAGAAGAGGGGCACGAACAGGAATGGCAACTTGCCAATGTGCGGAATTTCCCCTATTTGCGTTATCGCAATGTGTCGCTCAACGGAACGCCCGCGCCTCCTCCCCAACGCACACAGGTTGATACATCACGCCTTGGCCCATCAATGCTGCTTTTACAGCAAGCGCGAGAGTTCATCCATGAAGGTACCGGGGTTTATGAAAGTGCCTTGGGTCAGCAAGCGACGAATGCAAAGAGCGGACGCGCAGTCTTGGCACTCCAGCAGCAGCATCAGGCAGGATCGAGCCATTTTATTGATAATCTGGCCGAAATCAGTCTGACCTACGAAGCCAAAGTCATTCTTGATCTCATTCCGTATATTTATGATCGACCGGGCCGCGTCGCTCGGATCCTGGATCTAGAAGACAATTCACGGACGGTGATGTTGAATGCGCCGTTTACGATGAATCAAGAGACAAAACGCCCGCAAATGTCGATGAATGGCGGCGGAGGTATGCCGCCAAACGGGATGGCTCCGATGCCTCCACCGCCGATGCCGCCGGGAATGGAACAAGGGATGCCTCCGGGGATGCCACCGGGAATGCCGCCGGGGATGCCTCCAGGTATGCCTCCCGGTGGGCCACCCGGTATGCCTCCCGGTGGGCCACCCGGAATGCCACCGGGAATGCCACCGGGAATGCCGCCGCCTCAGCCGCCCCCCGACACCTCACTGTCGATTGAGCCACGGATCCAGCATTATGATCTGAAAAAGGGCCGGTATGGGATTACGGTCAGTATTGGGAAATCGTATAAGAGTCGGTCTGAAGAAGGGGCTGACGAACTTGGACAACTGTTCCAAGCGCAACCGCAACTCTTCCAGATCTTGGGTGATATTTATCTGAAATTCAGGGATTTCCCCGGACATCTCGAAGCAGCCGCTCGTATCAAGAAACTCCTTCCTCCGCCCTTGCATGATGAGGAGAATGCGCCAAACCCGCAGCAATTACAGCAACAACTGCAACAAGCGGGTCAAATGGTGGAGCAACTCACGAAGGCACTTGACGAGAAAACGCAAGAAATCGATGCGAAACTGCCTGAGTTACAGATGGAGTCACAGCGTGCTGAGGGAGATCGGCAAGCCAAGCTGAAAATTGAGCAGATGCGGAATGAGACGCAACTGGCAGTGACGGCGATGAAGATTAAGGCGGATGAAGCCTCTTCGATCTTCAAGGCCGAGGTGAACCGTGTAGGAACAGACGCCGATCAAGCCTTTACGGCGGCTTCACAAGAAGTCACGCTTATCCATGAAAAGGCACTTGAACGAGAGAAGTTATTGTCTCAGGAACTTCGTGCGGATAAAGCGCGATCCGGCTCTCCGTCTCCCGATCCCTCGATTCTCGAAGAATCGATCATCGCCGTGCCACTTGACGCCGGAATTGATATCAGTCTCGGAGGACTTCCACCGGAAGAATAATATATGGCTCATAAACTCTCAGCATCCGTCCGATCTGCCCGTGCCAAGCCCGGTGGGAGTAATGTAGGCAACTATCCTAATGTTAAGAGTTTTGCGGGGCCATCTGGGGGTGCGCCTAAGGGGAGTTACCCGATCAATACCCGTGCGAGGGCAAAATCGGCGTTGCAGTTGGCGCATAATGCGCCGAATCCGGCGGGGATCCGTAAGGCCGTTGTTGCAAAATATCCGGGATTAAAGAAAAAATCATAATATTGTGGTATTAAGTAGGGGGCTATGAATACAGACGCTGGTCAGGTCACACAGGGCGATATTACGGTTGATAGCAACCATGAGACGGTTGACCAGATTCAATTAGCATTTACTGAATCTGATGCCACGGATGCCTCAGATGAGAAGACCTCTGCGCCTGCACCGCAGGAAGAGATTCAAGATACGGCTGCCCCTGATTTAGCCTCTGACGATACATCTGAACAGAAATCAAAATCAAAGTCCAACCGAAGGAACAATCCCACGGAAGCGGTGAAATCCGCTGTATCAAAGCAGCGTGAAGCCGAACGTCGAGCGGAAGCCGCAGAAGCGCGTATTCAGGAGATGATTACGCCATCACCGGCTCCTCCTCCGGAAAAGCCAGCGGATTGGGAACGATTTAAGAGTTTGCCTGGGGTGCCAACAGTTGATGGCTTCACGTCGTATGAAGATTATTCCATGGCGATGGCGTCATTTATTGCTGATACCCGGTATCAAGAACGTGAATCGGAACGGGCATCGGTATATCAGGCGAGTCGGCAGCATCAGGCTGAATCGGCGCAACTCTCTCGGTGGAATGATCGATTGACCGAAGCTAGATCATCGAATCCAGGCTTTGATGCGTCGTTGAACTTGGAGACACCGATGTCTCTTCCGATGCAGCATTTGGCGATGGAAAGCCCTCAAGGAATTGAAATCCTTCAATGGCTTTCCGATAATCCACAAGAATCTCAGCGTATCTCCACGCTGCACCCGGCTGAAACATACCGGGAAATGGGGAAAATCGAAGCACGACTTGAAGCTGCTCCTCCGCGTGCCTCAGCCCGAGTCGTTAGTAACGCGAAACCCCCGGTTAGGCCGCTCGGGACATCGCCCCATGTCGCTGATGAGTTCGCTATTACGGATGATCTCTCATTTGACGAACATTTTCGTCGAGCAAATGCTGAAGATCGTGCGCGTGGGCGACTCTAAACAAAGGATGTGACCCGTGGCAAATACTCTTGCTACTCCGTCCTGGACGACAAAGGAAGTCGCACGAGGGTTTATCAACAAACTCGTGTTCCTTGCGAATGTCAACAGGACATACGATAGTTCGTATGAAATTGCCGGTGCGAAAGTCGGCAATACTGTCAATGCGCGGCTCCCGCAGCGGTTTACCGTCACGGATGGTCAGGCATTGCAACTTCAGAACCTCTACGATCAGACGGTTCCGATTTCATTAACCAACCAGAAGAATGTCGCGTTTGGCTATTCTTCACAGCAAGCCACGACAGAGCTGGATAATATTCGGACACGCTATGTCGAACCCGGAGCCGATGCGCTCGCGAATGCGGCTGAGGTCTTGGCGTTTGATGCGGTGTATCGAGATATCTACTCGTCTGTCGGGACACCCGGCACGACACCCACGACAACGCTGACCTATTTGCAGGCTGGCGTGAAGCTGACCGATCTCTCGACGCCGTTGCGGGGCCGGGTGGCGGTACTCGATCCGTTGGCGATGAGCACGCTGGCGAATACGACCAGCACGCTCTTCAATCCAACCGCTGTCATCTCTGAGAACTATGAAGAGGGCATGTTTGGGCGGAAGCAGTTGGGCGTCGATAAGTGGTTGCAGGATCCGGTGCGTCCGACGCATACGACCGGCACCTATACGGCTTCGACGCCACTCGTGAATGGTGCAGACCAGACGGGAAGCACGATTTCCACGGATGGGTGGGCCTCTGGTGCGGCGACCTTGAACAAGGGAGACATTTTTACTATCGCAGGTGTGAATAGTGTCAATCCTTTGTCCTACTCGTCCACTGGTCGTCTGCAACAGTTCGTGGTGACGGCGACGACATCCGATTCGTCGGGGGCGATGGCGACATTGCCGATTAGCCCGTCGATTATTACGTCGGATCAGTTGCAGACCGTGGATGCGTCTCCGGCCAACAATGCCGTGATTACGGTATTGGGGACGACAGACGCGGCTGGTGGCACATTGGCGACGACAACGAGTCCTCAGTCGTTCGTTTATTTGCCCGATGCTTTCGCATTCGTGATGGCCGACTTGATGAAGCCCGGTGCGGGTGCGGAATCGACGACCGTGCGAAGTAAATCACTCGGATTTTCTATTCGGATGGTCGAGCAATACCAGATCGGGACAGATCAGAATCCAAGCCGCTTGGATATCCTGATCGGCGCGGCCACCATTCAGGCGCGGCTTGCCGCGAGAGTCTGGGGTTAACGATATGGCACTAGCAACTACGACACTGAGTTCCGCTGTCGCCGTGACAGATACGGACATCGTTGTCGCCTCAGCAACTTCTGTGGCGGCAGGGCGCATTGTGCTCGTCGATGGCGAGTTCATGCAGGTGCTCCAGAGTTACACCAGCGGCACGACCGTGGGTGTCACAAGGGGGCAGAACGGCACCGCGACGGCTGCACATGCAGCCTCAGCGAATGTCACGCATGGGGATGCGACAGACTTCACTGTCGCCGCCCCTGGCACGCCCAATTTGAAACCGGGCGTTCTTGCGAATACGACGACCTCGTATTCGGCGGCAGGGGCCATCTCTTTTGGTGTGGCCCAGTTGACGGTGGCGATCATCAACGGGACAGGTGCCTTGGCGATGACGTTGGCAAACCCTGACTCCTCGCAGGATGGCATTATTCTCGCCATTGTTGGGAACGGGAAAGCCGCGCACACCGTCACGTACACGGCGGGCCTTGGCGATGCAGGGTCTGGCTACGACGTGGGGACGTTTGACGGGAGCGGACAGTGCTCGATGCTGTTGGTTGCGGCCAATAGCATTTGGGTGCCGTTGCCGTCACCGTTCAGCGGCACGTTGACGGCGATTGACGTGGCTATCGCGTAATACTTTCACCACGAGGGAGGCGGCATTGCATTGGTATCTCCAGCGATGCCGTCTCCTATTTTCCTTGAGGATCTATGGCGATTATTCACAATCCCGATAGCGAATATTCCAAAGCGATGGGACTATGGAATATCCCGAAGAATCAAAAGATTGACGGTAAAAATGGATTTGGGCCTATTGGATATCAAGATTTTCCCAAAATGATGTATCGCGCACAGCCGAATGCGAACGGGAAAATCATGTGTGGGCATCCATTAGCCGCTGTCGGAGATGCGACTGGCGAAGCCTTTTCTCGATCTTGTCAGACGATTGTTCAAGATCAAGAAGAGTCTGACCAAATGATCAAGCGTGGATGGTACGAGACACCAGATTTGGCGTTAAGTGGGTATGAACACGATCAGAAATCACTCGCAGATATTGCGGCGATGCGACATTTTAGTGATCAAAAAATGAGTGCATTGGCTCAGGAAGAAGCGAGAGTTGTTGATAATGCAACGTCTGAACACGTTCCTTCCATTCCAGCACCACGGAAAAAGCGTGGTCGTCCTCGGAAGAGAGTAGTGGTTCCTGACTAATGGCGCAAACAACAGGTACATACAATAAATCAGTCGTTATTACCAAGAGCGACACTGTCAATTTCGATGGCAGCACGTATGCCGCCAACGCCGCCACGAAGGCGCTTCCGGCAGATGCTATTTTCGTTGGGGGTGCAGGCGTAGTGGTGGCTGTCTTTGAAAATGGCACAACGGCTCCGTTCACGGTGCTCGCTGGAAGAATGTTGCCCTTGAAATGTATTCGTGTGAATAGTACGAATACGACCGCAACCTTAATGAATGCGATGTATCAGATCTAATGACTGTGCAGCAGCTTATCACCGCAAGTCTTCAGGATTTGCGTGTGATTCAGACCGGAGAAACGGCATCCTCCGATGACTCCGCGTTTGCGCTTGATAGGCTTAACGATTGGATTAACGGTCTTGCCACTGAAAATCTGACCGTTTACACGATTACCCGAACAACGTGGGCACTCTCAACGGCTGCCAGTTACACGATAGGAACTGGGGCCACGGTTAATGTGGCTCGTCCAACCGGCCCGCTATCGATTGAAAACATTGGATTTCAGGATACCTCTGTCTCTCCGACGATGGAATACAACCTTGGGCCTGTGTTGACGGAAGACGGGTATGCAGGGATTGCTCAAAAGGGACTCACGTCGGTCTTTCCGCAGGTTTGGTATTACAACCCTACGTATGATGCCTCTGGATTTGGGTTACTGACCCCCTACCCCATTCCGACAAGTCTTACACTCCAAGGCGTGATTTATACGCATACGCCTGTGTCGGAATTTACGGCATTATCTGAGACGATTGCATTGCCTCCCGGCTATCGACGTTTCTTGCGGTTGGGACTGGCGAAAGAGATCTCGTCAGCGTTTGATGCGGGATTGACGCCTGAACTTCAGATGTCGGCCAATGAAGCAAAGTCCGATGTGAAGCGAGCCAATATGCGTCTGAGCGATCTCTCGTCAGGTGTTCCTGGCGTGATCTTCGGTGGCGTTGGCCCCCATTACAATATCTATTCGGATACGTAAATGCTCTATCCCGGCTTTATCTCGGGAAGCTATAAGTCTCAGAGTCCTCTTGCCGATCTTGAGAGGACAGTAAATTGGTATCCTGAACCCATCGAACCGAATTCTGTCCCGTGGGTGGCCGCGCTCTATCCCTGCCCAGGATTCGAGGAATACGTCACACTGTCCAATGTGAATACTCGCGCCTTGTTCTCCATGGGAGGGCGTGTGTACGGCGTCATTGGCGATGCCGTCTACAAATTCACGGCGAGTAACTCGGCGTCGATTGTGACGAGTGGGACAGTCACGAATGACCCGAATCCTGCACAAATTGCCAGTAATGGCGATGCGGGAGGCGAGTTACTGATTGCGTCTGGCGACAATGGTTATCTGCTCAATATTGCGAGCAATGCCCTCAGCACGATCTCTGCATTGGCAGGGAAATGCACGATGGCAGGGATGATCGATGGCTATTTTCTGTCCTTCGATGCAAGTGATTCAAAGTTCTATATCAGTGATTTGAACGATGGAACGACGTGGGATGCCACACAGTATGCCCAGCGGAGCATTGCTCCAGATCCTTGGAAGGCAATGGTGGTTGATGGGAGCCGCCAGATTTGGCTCATCGGAGAACAGACAGGAGAAGTCTGGTACGACGCGGGGACGAGTCCTTTCCCGTTTGCGCCCGTGCCCGGTGCGGTCTTTGGCTATGGCACGCCTGCACCGTTTTCCGTTAAGTTAGCTGGAACCTCGATGTGTTGGCTCTCACAAACCGCAGATGGCGCGGGGATTGTTGTCGCCACGAGCGGGGTTGTCCCTGCCCGTATTAGCACCTATGCAGTGGAAACCGCTATTGCGACTTATGCGCGTGATTCGATTATTACAGACGCAGAGGCATTGGTGTATTCGGAGGCGGGACATACGTTTTATTGCCTGACATTCCCGTCAGCGAATGCGACGTGGGTGTTTGATCTCACGACAGGCATTTGGCATGAGCGCGGTGTCTGGGACGATTCTTTGGGTATTTATGATGTTTGGGCACCGCGGAGTCATTGCTATGGCTTCGGGAAGCATTTGGTTGGTGACCGCGACTCTGGGTTAATTTGCTCGATGGATACGTCCTTTACGACGGAATGCAATGGCGATGTTATTCGTCGATTGCGTATTCCTCCGCCTATTTTCCGGGCACCCGGCGTACGCCGAATGTTTGTCAGTCGCATGGAATTGATCATGGAAACGGGGCTTGGCGCGGCCACTGGGCAAGGGGTCAATCCGCAAGTCATGTTGCGATCAAGTACGAATGCGAAAACCTGGTCAAATGAGCGGCTCGCGACGGCTGGAGCGATGGGCGCGTATGACGCACAGGTCGTTTGGACACGCTTACCAAGTAGCCTGAAGTTGTGGGTGCCTGAGATTACGGTGACCGATCCCATTCCGTGGCGAATCATGGGGGCCGAGATTGATGGGCGCGGCTTCTTCGGACAGGGGGCGTAATGGCGACACAACTGGCCGCTGTCCCTGAATATGTCGTTGAAACGCCCGTGACGCAGAACAGCATCACAGGCCGTGTCACGCAGGCGATGCGGTATTGGCTCTTGGCATTGGCTGACCGGGTCAATACGACGCCGAATCGGATTGCGTCGGCCACCGGGTCAACCCAAGCCGCGTCAATTTCTACCACGGCTTTGGCGATCTCGTCGGTCTTACCGGGGTTATATCGGCTGTCGATGGCTGCGCGGATTACACGAGCGGCGTCAACCAGTAGCTCGTTGATTCTGACATTCGGATGGACACAGGCGGTAGCGTGTACGGCGGCGAGTGTTGCCATGACGGGCAATACAACAGCGACGACCGGAACCTTTTCAGTCTTGGTACGCGTGGATCAGGATTCGAGTATTACGTATGCGACGACCTATGTATCGAGTGGGGGCACGTCGATGCAGTATCGGTTTGATGTGACGTGTGAGCAAATATTGTGAGCACACGCATTCTGCCTCCCGATGAGTGGTCACGATTGAATGGAACCTTACTAGAGGGTGCTCCAGATCTGTTAAACCCAGAAATTGATATGGTCTTGGTCGTTGAGAAAGAGGGAGAAATCGTTGGATGTACCTCTTTCCTGCCTCGATGGCACATAGAAGGCTTATGGGTATCTCCTAAGCATCGTAAAATGGCGAGTGTCGGTCGTCCTTTGCTGCGTGGTATTTATCAGGTTGCTGAAGCACTCAAAGCAAAGGAATTGGTCATGATGACATTTGACCCCGAGATGGCGGCATTATGTGCTCGAATTGGTCGATCATGGGAGCATCTAGACGGGGATCATTACTCGATAGGGTTATAGAAAGTGAGAATCTGATATGGCGTGGATACCAACAGTCGCGGGTGCGGGCCTTACTGCTCTTGGTGCATATGGGGCATCGAAAAAGCAAGCCAGTAGCGCCACGAATGCGGCCAATATACGAGCGCGGACTGCGGCCAATAACGCAAAGCTTCTCGCTCAGTCGGAGGACACGAAGCTAAAATATTTACAAGGTGAATCTGCGCTTACGCGTCAACAGGCTGGACACGCCCAACAAGAAAATTATGGGATGTGGGATGTCTCTGAACAGAATATTTACAATAGAAACAATGCCGCTGCCCTGAATGCCTATAATTTAGCGACGACACGAGGGCTAAACGAGGTTGATAGATTTAATGTAGGCCAAGGGAATGTCTTTGACCAGTGGACGACTGGCAGGGCCGATAGGAATCTTCAGTTGTCGCAGAAGGATCAACGGATGTCTGAGTTGGGCGTGCTGCTTGGAATGAGGCCTCGGGGAGGCTTAACCTTCGGAGACGATCCGACGCTCCGTCAAGCCACCCATAGACCTGGAGAACAACCGGTAACCCCTGATCGTGTGACGAGGCCATATAACCCGTTTGTCCCCACCGGTTCCTCAAACGTCTGATAGGTAAACCATGACACCAGAAGAATATAAAAGAATCACCGGTCGTGAACCAGACGAAGACGAACTGGAAGCGCTCGCATGGCTTACGACGCTTTCCGAAGAAACTGGAGCGGGAGTCGAAGCAGGTGATGTCAGGGATATCCTTGAGAATCAAAATACAGAAGGTGGATGGGATCCCCGAAGTGATGCGGATAGTGAGGGCCAAAAGGCTAAGTATGTTCAGCAATATGCCTTGCGTGGTGCGACTGGCGGAGATCGAGGTGAGGGTGGGTATAGCACAGAGCTAGTAGACGATCCTGAAAGACAGTGGACGCGTGGGGTGGCAGCTCAAGCGGGAGATCCAGGCGAAGAGGGATCGCCGGGAGTTGAGAGTGTGCCATGGGTAAAACCTACTACGCCAAGACCTACTTCATCGAGCAATGTGCGAGAGCGCATTATACAGATGTATGAGCAGTTTCACTTGCGTACTCCAAGTGAGGATGAGGTGGACGACTGGTTTGAGGGACTTAATTACCCTGGATGGTATGGGACAAGGGAACCTAAGCCTGGTTGGGAAAAAACGCTCTTCGATGGGATAGTTGGATCTCCCGAATACCAAAAAAATGCGGAAGGAAGATTAAACGATCTATACCTAAAATATTACGGTAGGGAAGTCGAAGATGATGAAATATATTCGAATCTTAGACATCCACAAGGACTTTTAGGCGTAGAGTGGACATTAGCGCAGAATCCGGGAGAAGCTTATAAGGCCTCAGTTGATCCTTACGAGCCAGAAGTGGTGGGCCGTGATCCGAGAGACGCTAAGGAAGCCGTAGTAGCCTCATGGGATAGAGGCGTACCCACTATGGGGGATATCTGGAATCCCCGCCCTGTTCCCGATCCTGACCCTGACCCTGATCCTGACCCTGATACAGATCCTCCAGGTGCGCTGGCTACGGCTCAACCAACAATTGCACCGCCAAAAGCGCCCTATAGCGCACGTCCGGTCACGCAGCCTTATACCGTCGATCCCAGGGCAGGATCATCTCGGATGCCGTGGGCACCAAACCCCTATACGGCTCAACAGGTGTATCCGCCCGGAATGCCTTCCGTGTCTCCGTATCAAGGCACTGTGGGATCAACCGTATCGGCTCCGACCTCGCCCACGGTAGCGAGTGGAGGCGATCCGGCGTCGTGGAACAACTTTAATGGATATTATGGGAGGGCTAGTCAGGACTATGCCGCAGGGCCGCAGGGGGCGGGATACAATCCTGCGCCGTGGGCGAATATTGATAACAGACTTATGGGTGGGCCACGTGGGCGTCCGGGTCTAGCTGGGATGTCGGATGAGAGTGCCGAAGATCGTCGAGCGCGACGAGCCTATGAGTTTGGTCGTCGAGAGCGCGTAGGAAATCAATCGAATGCCGATCTGGGGAACCAAGATTTTAGGAGTCAAATGGATCGCTGGATTCGGTCGTATAATCAGTGGAATCAGCAGGGCGTCGATCCCTTTGCTCCCCCGGTGGGTGGTCGTCGGGCCATCACGGGAACAGGCTCATCGAATAACACGGGAGGTTCGTAATGCCGTGGACACCGGATCCGAATATTCGCGGTCTTCTTGGGACGTTTGATTATGGAGCGCCGACCACGCCTCCTGTCCAACCCTATACACAACCGTATTACACACCTTCTGCGCCATATCAGCCGCCGAGTCCCTATCAGACGAACCCGTATACGGCTCCTAGCTATCAAGCCGCCACACCCTTTGGCCGACCAGAATATAGTGCAGCCGATCCGTTCACCTCTCCGACCGCGGCCACCATGCAGCAGGATCCTGGCTATCAGTTCCGACTGACGGAAGGTCAGAAGGCGCTTGAACGGTCGGGGGCGGCTCGTGGGGTGACGAATACGGGCGGGAACTTAAAGGGCATTGTGGATTATGGGCAGCAATCCGCCAGCCAAGAATATGGCAATGTTTATAATCGGAGCCTCCAAAATTACAATGTCAATGAGCAGAATCGACTCAATGCGTATGGCCTGAACTATGGGAATGCGGCGAGTGCCTACACGATGAATGAGGCGAATCGAGCACGAGGCTTTGAGCGAAATGCCGCCAATGCCTTTCAAGCTTATGGGGCGAATGAATTAGGTCGGGCGGGTGCGTATGGCACAAACGAAGCGGCTCGTCAGTCGGCATATAACGTCAATGAGTTGAACGCGCAAAATGCTTATTCCACAAATGCGATGGCGAATCAGGCGCGATACTCGATGAATGTGGGTCAAGCGCAGCAGGATTATACGAACCAGTTTAATAGCTGGGTGGAAGCGTATAACCAATGGCGTGCAAGTAGCATGGATCGCTTTAACGAGCAGTTTCAAGGTCGGCAGGTCTGAGAAATGCCGCCATTTCAATACGACACATTTGTTGACCCATACGTCGGAAGCATTGCCCAGTTAATGGGCCAGCAGGGGCAAAGACAGGCTGACGCGGCCGAACGGATTGCCGCAATTCGAGCGCAGGAAGCGACGCAGCGTGGGGATATCTGGGGTGGAGCGATTCAGGGGATCGGGAATCTTGCCTCGACTACCCTGACCGAGTGGAACTCCCCGGAAGCGCGGCGTCAGCGAGAACTAGATAAAGCCAACGAGTTTCTGAGGAATGCGAGTCAGGATGTCAGTAGTGTTTCTACTCCATATTATCAAGCAGGAAATCTCCGGCGCGATCCAGGAAGTCCCGGATCAACGATTCAGCATTTAACACCGGGTGTGACAACCGGGGATCTAGGAATGGATCTATCTGACCCCCAAATAGCCGAAGCCTATGCACAGGCAATAGAATCTGGACAACTACAGCCTTCAGGCCAGATTTCTTCTACTTCGGCAGCACTCCCAGAGATGCCCGTTGGAGCGCGTCCTTCTCGAATCGTTAAAGACCCTGGAACTATAGAGCAAAGAACGCAACAGATAGTCGGAGCTTTTGTAACCCCAGAAGGAAACCATGACTTACGTGCTCAGGTAGAAGCCATGAGGGCGGAGGGATTTTCTCCAGATATCATCAATACAACAATGGAGAGATCGAGTCAAACGAATGCCCTCCTAGAAGCCTATGATGCCAGAGAGAAAAAGGGCGAAGACGAAGCAACTGTTTTGATGGGGCAGCTTGCATCTGATGTTTTAGCCTTGTCGGAGAATGGTGTCTTGCCATTACAGGAATTAATCGATGTGAATCTCTCTATTTTGGAGCCTCGATTCGGTAAAGAGGGCGTGAATCGTTTGCGGGTAGAGATAAATTCACTTCCTGAAGACAAGCAAATAGAAACACTTCTAGGCATGGCTAATGCCGCAGATAGAATCACTGGACATGAGTATGTTTCTCGGGACGATGTTGCAATCGGCAAAGGAACGGCACGAGAAAGGGATGTGTTAGGCCCGAATGCAGTTCAATACTTGCTGGGTATCATGGTTGACCCCGATAATCCACCTGGAAGTAAGAAGCATGAGGATGCGTTCAAAAGACTTCAAAACATTAATTTAACCGATCTCCAAGCAGAAGAGGCTGATCGTGCGCATGGCCGAACAATAGCTGACCGAAGGGCGACAGTCGATGAACGCATGGTGTCCGTAGAGGAGCAGCTACTGGCTTGGCGGAAAGAGGGTGGCTACGGTTTCACTGGCTCGTCTGGATTGTCAGGTCAAGGTAGCGGTGCTTTTGATCCTGAAAAGGTTCAAGTCATTATTGATAACCCTTCATTGTTTGCCGCTATGACTCCGACAGAGCGTCAGAACTACATAGTTCCACTCGCAAAGGAGACTAACGGTAAGTTCGATTTTGACATTCAAGGCTTAACACCTTCGATGGCTGGTGGTATCGCCTCTTTAAGTGTCCGACTGGAACAGATGGAGGCCCTCGATGCGACGTTAACGCAACTGACTGGAATTGAAGGAAAGATGGCCGGTCTTTGGGATCGATGGTTTGTATGGACGGGTGAGAACGCCGATCATGCTGATTTTCTTGGGATATCTAACTCAATTTTACCAGCCTTGGCGCGGAGTTCTGGTGAAGTCGGAAATCTCGCGGACAAAGAGGTAGCGTTATACAGCAAGCTCCAACCGACGATGACGGATCCAGTGAATATTCGACGTGCTAAATATGCAGCTATTCGATACATTATTGACGCCGCAGAGTCTGGGGCAACATCTGATGAAATGCGTCCTTTTCTTGACTATATGGATTTCTACAGTGATCCATCTTATAGGCCTATTTCCTTAGGTCGTGAGCCTATTGATCCATACGGGAGAAATCCTGTGATATTGAGATTTGACGATAAAGGGAACTTCGTTCCGTAATGCCACCTCAAGCACCACGGACGATTGAAGAGGCGAGGGCGATGGGCTTCACCGTCAGACAGACGCCTGACGGGTGGACGGCAGTCGATGAGCGGGGTGGGGTAACCCCGACAGAATCTTCTTCGCCCCCACCACGGACGATTGGGGAAGCGAGGTCAAGGGGTTTAACGGTTAGCCGGACATCTGACGGCTGGACGGCAGTTGACGAGAGGGGCGAAGATTTTTCTCTTGCTACTCAACCAACTGATTCTACTGCAACGGTAACTCCTGACAGGCCAGATTCCTTTGCATCTAAGTTTTTCGGTATTCCACAGGTGCGAGGATTAGCGCAACGAAAAAATCTGCCTATGATTGGAGGCACGGTCGGAGGGATAGCCGGGGGTATACCCGGTGCTCTTCTGGGCGGGGCTGTCGGTGAGGGTCTTCGTCAGGCCACTGGCAGTGAATCAGATCGAGCGGGTCTAAGTAGAGCCTTGCAAGTAGCATCAAGTCCTGCTCTCCTGTGGATGATGTCTCCAGAACAACGATCTCAGGCCTACGACTCAGGAATGGGACTTGCGAAACAGGGGGCATTCCATGGGGGATTGGAAGGTGCAGGGAAGGGTGTGGGGTTGGTTACGGGTAAGGTATCAAAATGGGCAATGGATAGTGCATTAAAGGCAGGTCTTCGGCTTCCTAAGTTACCGTTTTCTGGTGTGGGGGGATCGACGGAGGCTACTGGAACTATTACCAATCCATCTTCCATTGCTGCAAAATTTCCGAATATTGACATTCCTCAAGAGGCGATAAATCGCAGAATTCCTATCACTAGCCCAGGCCTTCAAGCGGTCGAACGTGACATGAGAATGGCACGAACCGATGTTCTTGATACGATAGCCGAAGTATCAAGAAATCGTCCTGCTGTCAGTGGACTTTTACCCGAAGGTACAATGGCAGTACCGACAGGAACCACGCCAGTTCCATCTGGAGGGGTAATTAGTGTTGGCCCCTCTCGTAATCTAGCGCGTGTGCCGTTTTCTCAAATCCGATCTCGACAGGGAACTGATGTAAGTCCTCGTGGCGATGTCTCAAATATTTTTGGAGGAACTCCATCGAAGATTACTCCATCAGCGACCGCTGATGTAGTAGAAGGCGCTGGGACTGTGCGTATGCCAATGAGTGCGGCTGGTCAAACCGCTCCAGCGGCTTCATTGATTCCACGTCAAAGTGCCATGATTGGCATAGATGAAGTCTTAGAGCCTGCATTGGCTAGACAAGCCTCGCAAAGAGGAGTGGTCTTGGCTGATGAAGCGAAAGTTCTCGACGACTTAATAGCAAAAGTTAGAGAAGATTACGCTGATCCGGTTGATCTCATACTAGCTCAAGAACGTAAGGATTATGCTCAAGACCGCGCTATGGGATTGTGGGTTGAAGGGAAAGGTGGGGTAAAGGCTCCATCCGAAGATCGTTTTTTTCAGGATATGGCATCTGGATACCAAAAAGCTATTGAGGCGAGGATTCCTGGGATTGCTGGGAAAAACAAAGAAACACAAACACTCTATGCTCTCTATCACACGATGAGAGTAGCCTTAGATAGAGAAGCACGATCTGCTCGATTCACAGTGGCTGGTGCCATAGATAATCCCCGTTTATGGGGGAAAATAAGTACTGCGTTAAGAGGATTAAGTTCCGCTTTTAATATGGCTCCAATGGCATTACGTGGATCGTATCTCGCATTACAGACAATGTTCGGTGAACCTAAATTGATGCCTAGCCATCAGCAAAATCAAAGCACTAGTACGATGGCCGATATCGTCCAGTAACCGCATTTGATACCATTCTCTCGCATCAGATAGGACTCACATGGCAGGCACCCTCACCCCCACACCGTTTCAGACCGTCCTTGACGCCACAGGCGTGGCGGTATCTGGGGCCAAGGTTTACACCTATACCGCTGGCACGACGACGGCGGCAGCGACCTACACCACGTTGGCGCTGGATGTGGAGAATGCGAATCCGATTGTGGCGGATTCCTCTGGGCGTTATGTGGCCTATCTTCCGGCAGGTGGCAATTTTAAGTTCACCTTTAAGACCTCGGGCGATGTCCTGATCAAGGAACAAGATAACGTTCAGGCGGTGCCTGGATCGTCGGTCAACCTCGATATTACGGGCACGGTGGGTGAGGCGGTGACGGCGGGTGAGGTGGTCTACATGAGTTCGGGCGCAGAGGCGTCTGCGCTCACGAAGGGATTGTGGTATCTCACCGACTCTGATGCGACCCCGACTTCGACGTTGCCCCAGAGCGTGGGGATGGCTGTTTCTGCCATTGCGATTAATACGGCGGGCACCATCCGACTTGCGGGAGAGGCAACCACTGATGGATCCGTGGTTGTCGGCTCGACGTATTACGTCGGCGCAACCCCTGGCGCGATTGTGACGTCGGCTCCTAGTAATTCCCGCACAGTGGGAGTGGCGAACACCACCTCGACGCTGATTCTGTCTGCGACTTCGGCGGTGGTAGCGAGTCTCCCTGTCCCCATCACGCAGGATCTACTGTTTACCGACAACACGTATGACATCGGCAAGTCGGGTGCGACTCGGCCCCGCGATGGCTTCTTCAGCCGGAATACAGTGGTCGGGGGAACATTGGGGGTCACCGGGATTGCGACGTTGACGGCGCAGCCGATTCTCTCGTCGCTGACGGCCAGCCAAGCGACGTTTACCGATGGCAGTAAGGGACTTGTCAGTAACGCCATCACCGGCACGGGGAATGTGGTCATGAGCGCCAGCCCGACGATGACCGGCACCATCGGGGCCGCAGCAATGACACTCTCGACGCCATTGGTGGTGGGCAGCGGCGGGTCAGGCGTGGCGAGCCATACAGCCTACGGTGTGATTGTGGGCGGCACTGGCACCACGGCGGCGACACAGACGATTACACCGGGCGATAGCGGGACGATTCTCACCAGCGGTGGCACGGGAGGCGTCCCGACGTGGGGCGCTGCGGCGACACAGGTTATTCCACAGGTGATTCAGTCAACTGCGTTTGAGACGGCTGCGCGGTTTACTGAAACCAATGTTTCGGGTGGTAATTCGACGTTTAATACCCAAGGGGTTGAGCTGGATACGTCAGCGACAATCAGTAGTTCAACTCAAATTAAATGGAATCTCGTGCGCGCCGAGAATGCGGGCGGTCTGTTTACGACATTCCCAGCGCAGTTTGGGGCGTTTTTAGGGATTGACACGTTTGGCACCGACCGGCAAGACTTTTATGGTCTTGGGACTCCAACCGTGGGCGCATCTGGTATTACCTATACCGATGACCACATTGGCGTAAAGATTGTCAGGGCATCGAGCGGAACCACGACGGTATCGGCGACCACCGCCCTCAGTTCTACTGAATCCGCTACCGCGCTTACCACGGTTGTAGCCGACGATACTGTTGATGTCTGTATTGAGTTAGTCAGCGCCTCAAGTATCAAGTTCTACTACCGAAAGAATGGGAGCACATGGTCGGCGGCGACGGAGATCACCACGAACATTCCAACGAGTACGGCGATGGTCGCTGCCTCGTTTGCTATTAGTAATAGTGGTGTCGCCACACGAACGGCTGTCAAAGTATATAGTGCGTATTACCTGAGATAAGGAATATAGATGCCAACTGGTAGATTTCGACCAATGCTCAAAGAGGATTTTTTAGCACTCCAAATTGGGAAGATTCAATTAGCGCGGGCGGAGAGTCCAGCGGAGCAGGCCAAAGCGCACGCACGAAACGCTGTCTTGATCGTGAATATGCGTAAGAACCGAGATACCCCGGTGTCGCATTGGACGATTGACGAAGATAAGGGAATCTTCACAGAGAACTAAGTAACGATTGTTATGCCTGACTTCAGCATCTCCAGCCTCAGAGGAGGCATGAACGACACTGATCCGGCTATCTCTCTGCCTGACGACCAGTGTGTGTTGGCGGAGAATGTTGAGTTCTTCGACTCCATGCTTGGTGAGCGGCGGAAGGGCACGAGTGCGGTGACGCTGCCAGCGTTTCTCTCGGCGCATGAGAAGACCACCTAACATGGATGAGCTCAGCATGGCGATGGTCGTGTTAGTCCCCGGTGCTGCGGCCGTGGCGTGGCTCGTGACGCTGCATAGCCGCGTGCGTGCGCATTCAGAGCAGTTGCTCGAAATGAAGACAGATATTAGATACATCCGCGAACGGATTGATCGGGCGGTCACCGCCAAGAGCCAGATTTAGGTTGATCCGTGACGATCTATATGTCGCGGGACGATTGCACCCCAGAGCGCACACTCGGCACGCTACGGTTCGAAGACGGGTTCGTCTGCCAGACGCTTGAAGACCCGGTGCGTGAGGGGCCGAAGATCTATGGCGATACCGCCATCCCCCTCGGTACCTATGCCGTGACGATCACGCGGTCGCGTAAGTTCAACAAGATGATGCCGCTGCTGCACAATGTGCCGGGGTTTGGCGGGGTGAGGCTGCATTGCGGCAACAATACCGACGATACGAGCGGCTGCATCCTCGTGGGGCTGGGGCGTGACGCGTCTGCTGACGCGGATGGCCTACAGATTTGGGATTCTCGCGATGCGATGAATGAGGTGCAACCGAGAATCGCGTCGGCGCTCGCGAATGGTGAAGAGGTCTGGCTGGATATTGTGGCCCCCAAGGTGACGACCGACGCGGTTTACGAATTGCAGTCGATTAGTGATGCGACGGGGGATTCATCGAGTGTGACGGATGGCTATCCCGGCAAGTTGCTCGGATATCGGCCCGGATAATAAGGAGCCCGTATGAAAAAGTTCTGGCGATCGAAGACCATCATGTTCCAACTGCTCACGATTCTGGCAGCGGTGACCGGTGTGGTGCCGCTCCCGGCCGACGTGACGGCGGCAATCGTGGCCGCGATCAACGTGGGCCTGCGGCTCGTGACCTCTGAGGGGGTGTCGACCTAATGGCACACCCACTCACGCCCCGTGTCCGCGCCGCGCGGCAGAAGCCGGGAGGCTCAAACGTCGGCAAATACGCTGGTGTGAAAAGTTTCGCTGGGCCGAGTGGAGGCGCCCCGAAAGGATCGTTCCCGATCAACACCCGCGACCGGGCCCAGTCGGCGCTGAAGCTCGCGCACAATGCGCCCCGGCCGGCCGGGATTCGGCAGGCCGTCAAGCGGAAGTACCCGGGCCTCTAGGGTCGTCCCCAGCAGGCGCAGCACCCCCGGCTGGGGTGAACGGCATAGGCGGTGCGCCGGCAACAGAGCCATGACACCAGCCGTGCGGCGAGTTGCCGGTCGTCGTAGCTCATCGGCACACCGCCTCCAGCGTGGCGACGCGCCCGTCCAGCACGCGCACCTCTGTTGCGAAGTGCGCGATCGTCGCGCGTGCGGCGTTCTCCACGCCACGGCGCACGAGCCACGATCCGGTGAGACAGCCCCCGGCGAAGACGGACCCGACGCACAGACCGACGAACAGGAGCGGCCTCAGACCCCCCATACGGTCTCGCCCCCACTACCGGTGAGCCGCCGCCGGTGCCGCGCGTAGAGCGCCGCGCACGCCACGGCGACGAGCGTGGCCCAGACGAGTCGACTCACCATCGGATGTCCGCCGCCGTGATCCCCACGGGTGACGAGGCGCCGCGCATCCGCACCTGCATATGGTCGAGCGAGAGGTAGCCGTTCCGTCGTCGGATCGACCCCCCGTTGATCGTCTGTTGTGTGA